GGTAAATCCAAAGTCATCATCACCATACTCTGCCATAATTTTGTTTATATCGTATTCCATTATTTACTCCAATTCTTGGCAGCATTAAAGTTTTGATGACTGAACTCTAATCGATCAACCAGTTTCAATGCATTACCTTTTAGTTTATCTACAGCAACAAATCCTTCTGGTGCTGTGCTTTTGAAACCACTGTCTGTACGTACAAATGTGCCAATTGATCTAATGGTTTCCAATTTACGAATGATCATAAGTTTTGCTTCAATGATCATATTCATCAAATCAAATACATTCTTTAGTTGAGCGGCATTAGTACGATAGAATCGCATGACTTCTGTTTTCTCTTTGATGCGCTTTTCTTTTGTATCTGCTTTCTTTGCTGCTAGTATTTCTTTATTGAGTCTATCTTCCACCCATTTCATTAACCCATTTACATGTGCTCTGGTATCACGAATCTCTTGACCTTCACGCACTTTGGTGTTGTTGTACGTTTTGATCTGCATCAGATAAGTTTCGGACGATGATATTTTATTCAATGTCAGTGCAGGTATTGTAGTAAACAATCTTCCTGCTTGTGAAAGAATGGATGTAAGATCAGCAGTTTCTTTTTCTGTAAACGTAGCAGAACCAGAGGCATCAGTGAATGATGCGTCACGAAACCAAACATCTTTCGTTGTTGTTAGATGTCCCAAATCAATGTTGAAGGATGCTTTCATGTTTTCAATATCTTTGCCCGTGTATGATGTATGAAACACCACACCAAGTTGTGCCGCCATCATCATCTTTGCAAGTTTAGTATTTGCTGGTACAGCATACACAATCGTATTTGGTTGAAAGGTAATATACTCTTCACCTTCAATTGTTTGTGGAGTCAGATCATCTTTGGTAAACATCATATCACCCTGTAGAATACCTTTAATGCCTAACTTTGGTAGATACGCAAGTGCAATCTTTAGTTTATTGTTTAGACCTTCTGCCGCATGGTTCTCATCAATATCTTCATCAGTATAATTTAGTTTGGCATTCTTGTTAAACACTGATTTTGTACCAACAAAAAATTTACCATTCTCTGGGTTGATACCAGCAAAGATAGCAGGTGACCCGTCCCATTTTGTAGTAACATTCACTTTAACATCAGAGTGACCTGCTAACATATTACGGAGTGAACGCAGAAAATTAATTGCTTCTCTTGCACCAGACACACCATTATTCAATACATTATCTTCCAAATGTTCTAGATGAACATTCTTGCCTTCTTTTGCTTCTGTTATGTATTCTAAAAATTTCATTATAGTTGTAAACCTAACTTATCATTTATTCTCGTAAATGATGCTTTATTTCGAAATATATAATTACCACCTTTTACAGTGTCTTCCGCTTCCACCGTTGAAACCATTTTAAATGCAGGAACTCCATCTTTACTCATACTCATTTTAACGACATTCAAATCTTGAAACGCTTGATTTATAACATAGTCAAAGTCAAAATCTGTTTTTGCAATAACTTTAGTTAAACCGTAAACCACATTTGTACTCGTATATGCTTTTTTACCACTTTGATAATCTTTTATTTCTTGTGCTGGAACTTTTTTTGTAGAATCAATAATGAATTCATTTAAAAACCTTGCATATGCTGTAGGTTTTTCTAAACCTATTTTGGTTATTTCTTTAAGTTTAAAAGTTTCAAATTTCGTGGAATCATCTTTAAAATTGACACCCTTAAATATTTCTTGCAATTTGATTGCAGGAATATCCATTTTATTTTTAGTTGAGGAATCTTTTAACAATTCACCAAAGGCAAGAACAATACCCTCATACATTCCACTATTCGTCAAAGTTCTTAGAACTACAATCTCTTTCTGATATTTCGCAAATTCTCGGTCATCACTCATCGCATCTAATCTTTCGACCACAAGTTTAGGTGCCAATGTGTTTGTACCACCCGATGCTGCCTTAGAACTAAAACCGTAATAATGTTCATTTTTAATGAAGAAATCAAAAACTTCATAGTTCTGTCGAACTGGGAAAACTATATTGTGTACTGTTCTACCTCTAAGAAATTTAAGTGCAAAAAACGGCCCTAATAATTCTCCAAAATTTTTGATTAAATCTTCAGTTTTTATTTGTTTACCACTATTAACATATAATTTTTTTAAATTATCTGCTGTAGTGTTACCTTCCATAAAATCAACCAAACCTTTAAGATACCCTTTTGATTCTGATGGAATTTCCGTACTTTTTTGTATTTCCCCTTTCAGAATCTTAGAATATTCTTTAATTGGGATTTCCCAAAATTTATCATTTTTTTGTCGAACCAATTGTGGTATGTCTATCTTTTGTAAAGTAGCAAATAAATCTTTTGGTTGTAACATTCCGAGTCCTTTCCATACAACGTTGACTCAGTATTTATACTTTAAATCCCCCAAAGTTTTTGAACTTGCTTGTACGTTCACGTTCACCGAAAGTATTCAGTGGTTTGTTATCAATTTGACCAGCATCGACAATATCTTCTTGTGCCGACTGTTCTACATCATACAGTTTCATCTTGCCTCTGTCAATACCTATAACGAATCTTTTGAAGGTATTGGGATCATTGTACCGATTCTTTAGTTGCTTAACCATTAACTGATTTAACTGCTCTAATTCTTCGGTACTTATCAAAGCAAACATAAAATCAGCAGTCGCTGGAAGACCGAATGATTCTGATGTATCCTCAAGCCCAGGATCACTGCTTGTGAACCCGCTACGGGTTGTCTGAGTGGCTGAGACTATGGGTACTGAGAACTCGACCGCTAGACCCCGCAATTCTTCTGCAATCGCCTTAATATATGAGTAACTATTGACATTAGAACCCGCTTTAATTCTGGCACTTGCACAAATGTTAAGGTAGTCAATAAAGATGATATCAGGTTTGAAACTTTTCTTTAGTTGCAATTCATTTAACAAAGCGCGGAAGTGTAGTGCCGATGCGGCCGCGGTCGGATATTCTTTGATAATCAACTTACCTTGTGTCTTTACTCGCATTGCAGAGAACTTGCGGTCATAGTCCTGTTTACTGATGGCATGCAAATCAGAAATGTCAATGTTCAACAAATTGGCATCGATACGTTCAGCAATTCTTTCTTCTGCCATTTCCATTGTAATGTACAATACGTTCTGTCCTTGAGATAAACATGAACCAGCAACGTGACACATAAACAAAGATTTACCAACACCTGTACCTGCAAGTGCAATGTTCAGAGTTTTTGTTGGCAGACCACCTTTAGTGATCTTATTGAATATGTCTAGGTCAAATGGAATCTTTGTTTCATGGCGATGATAGAAGTCAAATCGATTTTCAGAATCTTCAACATAATCATGACCAACAGATGAATCAAATGATACACCAAGTGCATCACTCAATAGTTGTGGAATAGAACCTTTACTGTCTTTGTCGGATTTGTTATCAAGAATCTTTACAGATTGCATGATGGCATTATAGATTGCTTTATCTTGGCAAAACTTTTCAGTGTTGTCTATTAACCATTCTATATTTGATTTCTCTTCTTTCTCTGAATTGATTCTACGAAGAATTTCAATTGAATCTTGAACTTGTTGTTCGGTAAGTCTTTTGGATTCTGAAAAATTAATTACAAGTGATTCGTAGGTTGGAAGATGTTTGTAGTGATTGATATACTCATTGACTTCTTCAAAGAGTATTTTTTCGGTGTTGTCTGTAAAGTATTCTGACTTTATGAAAGGTAAAATTTTACGTGCGTAGTCCTCATTGAATATCAAGTTCTTTATTATTGTCGTTTCCAATCTCTCCATTTTCAACTTTCGATAATAGTATTTCTGTTAGTATATCACCAAGAATCTCACGAAACTCGGGATCATTTTGCAATTCTTCAACCGTAAATTTACCTTCTTGAATTAGAGTATAGTCAAATTTTAATCGTGCAACTTCCTCTTCTTCTATTATTTGTGCGTGACCATAGTGATATAAAACTCCTGTATATTTTCCAGTTTTGATTCCCACTGCTGTGGCTTTTCCATCTTCAGAGGGAACCAAATCATAGTCTATACTATACAATAGTGTCATCGGTTTCTTCTTCCAGAACTGAAGTGTTTCCCATAATGCTGCCATACGTGATCTCATATCGTTTCCTTACATATTCTTTGAACTTCTCACTAGCAAGAATATCATTCCAAAACTCTGCGGTTTGTGTATCATCAAAACGTTTCTTGTCACCAATCTCACCAGTCTCTTGATCAACTTTGGCATACCAACCATTAGATGGTTTATTTACAAAGTTACCTTCAAGTGCAATGTCCATCAGACCAGAATACTTTTGAATACCACCATCGAACGATACTGCCACAGGTATCTTTGACTTCTCACGCACGAATCGTGACTTCTCAACATTGATAATGAAGTTGTATCCTGTGATTTCGGTGCCGGTCTTTTCTTGCTGACGACCAAGAATCCAAATTGTATCTGCTGAGTAATACGAACCTGTACCACCACCAACGATATCTCTAGGATACAAACCAATCTCTTTGTATGTGTGATTCACAACAACCATTGGAATGTCTTTG